CGGTTGTGGCGGATGTTTTGAAAATGCTCGCATATGTACGTCATATCTATAGCCTCTCTGTGATTAGCCTCAATAACCACACCCTAGCCCACGTCAGCACATAACACAAGCATCCAGAGGCTTTTGATGCCCCCGTGGATGGACGGGGGTTTCGCCCAGCACTATCACCCCGCCCCTATCCCGCGCCCCGCCTAGGTTTATGCGCCTCGGCCAATTCCCATCGCGGTACCACGTTACCGCTATCATTGCGGCCTCGACGCGAGTCGCGCCTTACGCTCCGCTTGCTCTCGATCTTCAGCATCAATCAATCGCCTAACTTTCTCTGATATCGGGTGGACCGCCCGTCTATCTGGGACCGCCTGTCTGTCCTGATTAAAATCAGAAATAGAATCCCGTGCTAGTTCAGGGATAATAGAGGGATTATATAGGGGGGTTGTTGTAGGACGCCGATGGCCCGTTGGCCGTGACACTGGCGTCCCTTTGGTTGGGACGTTGAGGGCATACCTCACGGTATTGTTGCGCGTCTTATTGCCGTGGGGCGTCAGGTAGGAACGCTCGCGCAGCACCCGGACGTGGCGTTTGGTTTGGCGAGTGGACAGACTGGCCAGCCGGGCGATTGTCTCGATGGCTGGATAGATATTCCGGCCGTCATCGTCGCCATACTGATTCAGGGCGATAAGCACCAGCTTCTGTTGAGCGCTGATGTCCTGGAGCGCGAGTATATCCCGAAGGATGCTGAATCGTGTCGTCACGGCGCGATATCCTCGCGTGCCATCCAGCGCCTGACCCGCAGCACCGTCGATCGGCGCACCGGCCGGCCGGCGCGGATGCGTGACACGAGGTGACCGTCCCCGGTCGCGCGTAATCCGAAGGTGCTATCGCTTAGGCCGTGACGCTCGAGAAATGCATCAAGCTCGGCAAGCAGGTCGCTATGGTCCATGCGGGAGTCCCTTCGTTCGCGGCGGCAGTCATGCATATACTATAGAGACGCGTCGGCGCGATCAAGCGCTCGATAACGCTTGACGGCGCAGTGGGCGGATGATAAAAGGGGCGCTGAGGCTAACGGAGGCTATAAAAATGAAGTACCGGCTCACGCTTAAATCGCGAAACAAGAAGACCGGGCCAATCCCGGTCAGCACATCGAGTGCGGACTCTTGTCCGCCATCCTGTCCGTTTATGCGCGGCGGTTGCTACGCCAAAGGTGGGCCACTGGCTATTGTATGGAAACAAGTGGACGACGTCGGAACGGATCTGGCGACGTTCTGCGCTAAGATCGCGGACTTCGCGCCGGGGCAATTGTGGCGTATGAACCAAGCGGGTGATCTTCCCGGCGTCGGCGAGACAATCGATACCAAAGCGCTCGGCGCTATCGTGAAGGCGAACCGTGGCAAGCGTGGCTTCACCTATACCCACAAAAATCCGGCCACCAAGCGTAACGCCGCCGCGATAGCAAAGGCGAACCGCGACGGCTTCACGATTAACCTAAGCGGCAACAATCTAGACCACGCCGACCAGCTGGCGGACCTGGATATCGCGCCAGTGGTTACGGTGCTACCTAGCGACGGCGCCAGCACCACGACGCCCAAAGGCCGCAAGGTTGTGCAATGTCCTGCAACATCACACGCGGCGCAGCATGATTACTTACACGGCGGAGTCAGCTGCAAGACTTGCCAGTTATGCCAGCGCCAGCGCGACGTTATCGTTGGATTTCCGGCCCACGGCGCGGCTCATCGTAAAGCTAACGCGATCGCGGCATAGGAAGGATTTCAAAATGTCTATGCTATCAGCGCCTATCGAGTACATCGTCGAGCATATTCTGCCCAATTATTCCGACGCAGAATTGAGCGGAATGCTGGCCGCGCGAACGAACAAGGATTCGCTACTTTATCGCGCGATCATTCAAGAAATGGGCGAGCGAGTCGCTCGGGAGGGGGGGCCGGCATGACAATCCACACAACAATCACGCAAGACCGCATCGTTGACGCCGCCGAGCGCAGCATGTTCGGGGCTGATAATCCGGGATTCTGTACCGCGTGCGGCGAGGAACAGGAAGGCGTCGAACCCGACGCGACGCGAATAGAATGCGACGCGTGCGGCCAGCGCGCGGTGCATGGCGCCGAGATGCTGCTGTTGATGACCGTTGCTTAAGGGATGCTCTAGAAAGGGCGCTGAGGCTAACAGAGAGAGGCTAGACCATGAAAATCGGAACAGTACGAACCGAAGAGGCGAGAGCCTACGACTCCCACGCTGGCTATCACCAATTTCACGCCGAGGACACTCAAGAGCCTTATGGCTCGTTTGAGGTGTTCTGGCACGATGGGGAGCGCCCGATCTTCCTTGACTATTGTGTCGGCGTACAACCCGGCTGGTACTGGTGGGCCTGTTTTCCTGGCTGTATGCCATGCGGCGAGCCCGCCGGGCCGTTCGCCTACTCGCAACAGGCGCACGAAGACGCCGACGAATGGTCCCCAGACTACGACGAGGCTATGTGATGGCGTTCATACATTTTTCGGACTTCACGCCGTGCGCGTTTGTAATCGTGCGCGACGGTGGCAACCCGCAAAGCGAATCCGATTCAGTGTTGATTCAAACGGATTGGGATCATCCCGGCGTGGCTAGTTGCATGGGATGGTCACCTTGCCACCGCGAGACCGACGGGACCATTGACTGCCCAGAGTGCGGGTTGACGGCCGTCTCTTTCATACGCGAGGCCGGCGAGCATATTCGCGAACACGCCGGCGAATCTTTTCCCGACCTCAACGAATACTTTGGAGGCTAAAATGGACCACTACCCACTGGCATCGATCCGTACCCGATACCACGGCCCGACCGACCATCGCGGCTCCCGATTCACCGCGACGGCTGACGATACCAGGGACCGGCAGCGCGTGACCGTTGGCTGCAACTACGCGCTCGATATCGATGCGAACCATGCCGCTGCCGCCCAGGCGTGGCTGGATAAGTTTCATGGGCTGCGCCAAGTCGTCCTCACGGACACGGCGCTGGTGTTTGCTGGCGACTATTATCACACTTGGACTGACCGAGGTGCGGCATAGGGAATCGCTTCTCATGCGGGGCGTTTACACGCGCCCCGTATGGGTGGCAGTTCTGACGACAACAGAGAGAGGCTAAATAATGCACAACAGAAAACCATCACCCGATTTCGGGTCCGTCGGCTGGGCGATCAGGGCCGGCAAACAATCCGCCCGCACAATTCGCTCGATTCGCTCGGGCGGGTACAAAACCGCCCGCAAACATTTCAGCTACTACAGCGACGGGCGGTGGGCCCACGGCGCAGCCCGTCGGGCGCTGTCGAGTGTCGCGAAGCTCGGCAACCCCAAGCCGTACTTCATCGGCGATGCCAGCGACGGTCGCCGCATGATCTACGCGCTGAACGCGCAGGACAGCTTGCGGAAGGGCCGTGCGATCTACTGGGCCATGCGCCACACCGGCCCAGGTGCGGCATGAGCGAACGCGGGGTAGTAACCCCGAGACCGTGCATCGGCTGCGGCGGGAGCGGCCGCAGCGGCCAGCAACCGTGCCGGGTCTGCGAGGGGCGCGGATCGCTCCTCACGCTGGAGCTGGAGCCGGCACCGACCACACCAACAACCCACAATCACAGAGGCTAGAGCCATGAAGTACCGCAGCGACTTCTCAACGAAACAAGATGACGGCGCTATCGCTTGGTTTTCTAAGTGGATGGGCGGCCCTACGCTTTCCAAAGTCCAGAATTGCCGCCTTCACCTTGCCGGGGATATGAGGCGTTCTGTTTCAGTCGATGGCGAGGCTGACACCTGCTTTTCAATTCCCGCGTCGTGTTCTATCGCAGGGTGCCGCGTAAAGGGTTACCTGACCGCCGATGGCGATGGTTACCTGTTCCGGCCTGTTTACTACTGACCGGCCACGCGAGCCCCCTCCCTAATCACAGAGGCTAGAAAATGATCGTCGGAGCAAAATACGAAGTCAGGCGGCCACAAGACACGCACCTTGGATGGGAAAAGATTCAGATTGTGGCACGTCGTGAGGTTGCCACTGTCACAACGAAGATCAAAAACGAGACACGTCAGCGCACTGAATTTGAATATGTTGCGATAGGCGACACAGACTTAGTTGCGTTGAGCGAAGACGATCTACACGAAGATTTGATGATGAACTACACCTTCACCGGAATAGAGAGGCTAGGACAATGAAATTCACGCCAGCGAGAGGAACTAGGCTCCAGAGGCTTCTGATGGTCTCGGTCGCCGGGGGCACGCTACGGCACGATTTGGAGCCGTCGCAGCCGCCTCGAACGCGGCCGAGCCTCGGCGAGGTGCTGGCAGCCTTGACCATCTTCGCGACTATGGTCGGGGCCTGGGTGCTGCTGCCATGAGAACGCCGTACATGGACGGGCGCGGTGCGGTCCACTTTCCAGGAGGCGAACATGACTCCCCTCGAATGGGCGATTCTCTGGTTCGTAGTGCAGATTCTGTTGAGCTAGAAAAACAGCAAGAGCAGGATTTGATCGAACTTGAGACGGCCGAGCGTCGCAAAATCGCCAAGGACGCAATCAATCAGATGCTGGAACGCTTCGACGAGTGGTATTGCGATGAGGAACTTAGGGAGAACAGGGGGTGACGGCGGTCAGGGTTACAAGCCCCGAGCTGCTCCAAGCCAGCTACGCCGGGTGCATGCGCGTGGTCACGTCGCTCAAGCGTAATGCGCAGGGACGGTACGGCGCGACCGAGAGCATGGACGGGCGCTGGCAAGCCGACATCGTCGGCTGCGTTGGCGAGCTGGTTGTTGCAAAAATGCTCGACAAGTTCTGGTCCGGTGCCATCGGCACCTACACCCCTGGGGACGTTGGCGACTACGAGGTGCGGGCGACATCCAAACCGACGAATACGTCGTTGCTTTTGCACCCGCCCGATGGCGACGACAAACTATTTTTCCTCGTCATCCCAACCCCGGACCCAAAGGTCTTTGATGTTCACGGCCCAATCCAGGCGCGCTACGGCAAGCTGCAAGCGTACTGGCGCACCGTTGGGGGGCGTTCAGCTTTCTTCGTCCCGCGAGAATTGGTCGAGCAGCATGGAGAGAGGACAATATGACCGAAATCATCAAGATGCTCGGGGGCGGCACTTTGACCTATTCGCCGGGCAACCATCGCTATCAGTGGCACGATGCCGACGGCAACGGGGGCAAAGTCGACCTCAGCGTCAGCTCGGTGGCGTCGGCGGCCTACGCGGTGCCATTCGGCGCTGCCTCGGGATGGGCGGCGAAGGTCATTCGCCAGGAACTGCTGAAATCCGATGTCGAGATTCCGACCGCCGGCGACGACGGCCGGCTCGACTGGGCCAAAGAGATTTGCAAAGCGCCCTGGCGCGAGACCAAACGCGCCGCTGACATCGGCACGCAGGTTCACCGTTTCATCGAGGACTTGGCCCACGGCCTGGAACCCGATCTCTCGGACGACGAGGACGTGGCGAAATGCCAGCGCGGCCTTGGGGAGTGGTTCCAGAAGAACATCAAAGAGGTGATCGACATCGAACGACGGCTTTACAGCAGACGCTGGAGGATCGCTGGGACGTGCGACATGATCGCCCGTTTATGGGACGGCACCGTGCAGGTTCTCGACTGGAAGGGCGTGACTGACCTCAGCGCGAGTCTGAAAAATGGTCATATCGGCCAGCTCACAGCCTATCGCTCGATGCTGGAGGAGGCCGGAGAACAGATCGACGGTTGTACGCTGGTCAGATTTTCCCGAGCGACCGGCAAGGTGGAGGCCGACACGCTGAAGAACCACCCAGAGAACCTCGCGGCGTTCGAGGCAGCGCTATGCCTCGCGCGGTACGAGCCTCAGATTGTTGTGAGATAGGCGCGTCGTGATGGCAGAGTGTCAATACGCCGTTATGCAGCCCTGCATCTACGACGATCCCGAAACCGGGGACCGAATCGAGATCGCCGTCTCGCCGTATTACTCTAAAATTTCAGTTAATCGCCGAACGTACTATTTCGTGCGGGAAACGGGTCAGTTTGATGGTGCGGCCACCGAGTATCTGGGAGGTCCGATTCTTGTGGTGTCTGATCGCGGCGACAGCGAATAGCGTGGTCGTAATTTAGCCTCCGACCGCGCTTAGGCGTGGGGGACTGGCCAACCCCCACGCCACCTTCTTCACGGCCACGGGAGATGCGACATGGCGAAAAACATTGTGACGCTGGACGTGCAGGGAATCTCGCCGGGCGAGGGTAGCGCCCCCGGAACATTGACCGGGATCGATGTCGATTCTGGCCAGGAACTCAGATTCAAAGCATGGGGAGAAATGCTCTCGCAGTTTACGATCGGCAAATCATTCAAGTTCGAGTGGTATCTCGGCAAGGAATATAAGGGCATCCAAGATATGTGCGTCTCGAAGCACGGGGATGTCAGCGAGGTGCCAAGTGCCGCCGGCAACGGCATCCAGAGCCCCATACAGGCACCGCCAGCGCGCAAGCCGGCCGCAGAGGTGCCCCCGCCCCCTCGGAACACACCTCAAGGCGTGATGGGCGCGGCACAGGGCACCCGCGAGCGGTCAATAGTGGCGCAAGCCATAATAAAGTCAGTGATCGGCGTCGTCGGTACGCCCGCCGACGTTCAGAAATGGGTCGACGTTCACGACGCCATCGTCGCCGGGAAGCGCGTGGACTGAGTGGGAGAGTTCTTTACCGTTTCTTGGTCGCGAACTCGGGTGTTTCCGCCCAATACAGGGTGGTCCAATCATGGATGACAACAGGAATCCATTCTTTCGTCTCACCGTTGAGGGCGCGCCGGTCGCCAAGGGTCGCCCCCGCATGACCAAGACTGGCCGCGTTTACACGCCGGCGAAGACTCGCGCCTACGAGGAGCGCATTCGTCAGCTAACAGCGATTGAGATGGTCGGGAGGCCAGCGACCGAGAGCCCGGTCATAGTCCACGTTGCGGCGGTGTTCGAGTCGCCGCCGAGCTGGTCCAGAACCAAACGGCTCGCCCTGCTACAGGGCGCCTTATCTCACGCAGTGAAACCCGACATCGATAATGTCGTAAAGGCGGCGCTGGACGGAATCTGCTTCGAGAACGGAGCGGTTCGGGACGATAAGCAGATCGTCGAGCTATGTGCATTCAAGCACTACGGCCCACATGCCCGCCTGATGATCGACGTGTTTGAAATCGGCAGCAGCACCGTGGACCGCTTCAGCCAGCGCTGGCGGGCCTGGGAGCGGCCCGGATGGGCGAGCCCGAAGTGAAATACAAGGCCATTCTAGCCGACCCGCCGTGGGATTTTCGGGTCTGGTCTGATAAGGGCGCGGGGCGCTCCCCAACCTACTCTACGATGTCGCCTGACGACCTGTTCTCGCTTCCCGTTGCGGATAAAGCGGCCTCGGATGCTGCTCTATTCGTTTGGGTAGTCGATTCCCATCTCCAGACAGCACTGACGCTGATCGACGCTTGGGGGTTCACATACAAAACCATAGCTTTCGTGTGGGTCAAGCCGTCGATTGGCATGGGCTATTGGAGCCGAAAGGAATCAGAGATATGCCTGTTGGCAACGCGGGGTAAGCCGAAACGTGTAAACGCCGACGTGCGTCAGGTGATTCAGGCCAAGCGGAGGCAGCACTCCCGTAAGCCCGATGAAATCTACTCTCGTGTCGAGCGTCTAGTTGCAGGGCCGTATTTGGAGATGTTTGCGCGACAGCGGTGGCCGGGATGGGATGCGTATGGCGACCAAGTCGATCAGTTCGAGGTAACCTCTAAGCCTGGGGCGAGCCCGAAGTGACCTCGCGCCGCCCCTGGACCGAGGCCGAGGTCGAGCTGCTGATGGCGCTGTGGCCAACGCATTCTGTCGAGAAGATCGCAGCCAAGATTGATCGCCGGCCGCACATCATATCTAAGAAGGCCCGCATCATCGGACTCGCCGCTCCCAGCAAACGAAGCACCGCGCGGCCCGTGTCCGACCGGCAAGTTCCAGCCACTCGCTCGTGCCTGTGTTGCGGCAGACAATTCTGCTCATCTCATATCGGTAACCGGATATGCCGCGCGTGTCAGGCGCGTACATAATGGGGTGGCGAGACGATAACGCGGAGATAGCCAATCTGGTAGCGGGAGCAGACGGTACGCGGAAGTCGAGATGCCCGCGCTGCTCCGACACGCGGCGCAAAAAAGGGGACCGGCCATTATCGATCACGCGAAAACGCACCGAGGTTTTGTGGTACTGCCACCATTGTGGGTGGAAGGGAGGCTACGATGAGGCTAGACGCCAGGACGATTGGGTGGGCCGCACGAAGAAAAATCAGCGCCGAGACACTCCGGGCAATGAGCGTTGGCGCAGAACAGGTCCGGTTTGGTGAGCGCAATCTCCCCGCAATCGTCTTTAACTACACGGATGCCGCAGGACAGACCGTCAACTGGAAAGCCCGCCCGCTTAACGAAAAAGATTACCGCCAGCAGTCCAACGGCACCCAGCAGTTCTACAATCAGGCAGCCGTATTATCTGGACCGCTTGACGAGGTTTACATCACCGAGGGTGAGATGGACGCCCTCGCGCTCGTCGAGGCGGGAGTCCCCGTGCATTCCGTTCTCAGCGTGATCGGGGGCGCCCCCGCCGCCAGAACAGAAAACGCCCCAGATGCCAAACGATATGCCTATGTGGGAGCGGCCAAGGACGCCGGCCTGGACCGCTGTCACCGCTTCATCATCATATCGGATAGCGATAGCCCTGGACGGCACTTGCGAGCTGATTTGGCCGTTCTGCTGGGGGCTGCCCGTTGCCACTGGATCGATCTGCCAGAAGGCATCAAGGACGTTAATGATCTGCTGATTGCGTGGGGCGTAGAAAAGACCCGCGCCTACATAAGCGAGTCAGCGAACCCGTTTCCCATCGAGGGCGTCTATCGGCTGTCTGAAATCCCCGAGCCGCCGGCCCTGATCCTGTGGCGTCCAGGGTGGGCCGAGTTCGAGAGCCGCATGCACCTCTCGCCAACGTGTCTGTCGGTGATGTCAGGCTGGCCGGGACATGGCAAAAGTCACCTGAGCCAGCAACTATGGGCGCAGATCTCTCGCCAATACGATATCCGCGTAGCGATAATGAGCATGGAGACTCGGGAAAAGCCGTTCGTCCGCCGTAATCTCCGATCCGCTTATTGGGGCAAGCTGGAGCTGGAGATGACCGATGCAGAGAAAGACGAGGCCGACACCTGGATCGAGGAGCATTTCCTGTTTATCCATCACCCACGCAACAGCCCAGAATGGGCATGGATCGCGGACACTGTTAATGATTGTCACGCACGGTTCGGCATTTCCGCCGTGAGCATCGATCCCTTCAACATGGTCATTCCGACGTTCGATAGACGACGCCAGACCGAGACCGAGTGGATCGGCACATGCCTGGATGACTGCTCCTACATCGCCAAGGCTTGCAATTTACATCTCCAGATCGTCGCCCATCCGGCCAAGCCGTTCGGCGCTGGTGTGAGAGACCCGATCACCTACTCGAGCATCGCTGGCTCGCAGCACTGGGCCAACAAGAGCGATCAGGTTCTGTCGATCCACCGCGACAGGTTTCAAGACGACGACGGGGCGCGCAACAGCGAAGCCCGGCTGATCGTCCACAAATCTCGCTACGAGGAGCTTGGATATCCCTGCTCCATCGCCATGAAACTCGCGCTGGATACTGGCTGTTTCAGGTGTACCGAATACGACGCGGGTGGCTGGAAAGGGCGCGCGTAGCCGCATGGCATCGGACATCCTCGGCGATGCTGCCCAGGCGATCAAGGATCGAGCCAGCCGTCACGGCGATTCCTATCTCACCCATCAACGGATTGCTGATCTGTGGTCAGCGTATCTGGGGCAGTGTCTGTCCTCAACGGATGTCGTGCGGATGATGATTCTGTTGAAGGTCGCGCGATCCCAGGAGGGCAATGAGGCTGACCCCGATCATGCGACCGATATGGCTGGCTACGCGGCGCTGCTAGACCGTTTGGCTCGATAGGGGCAAATCCAGAAAAAGCGTTTTCTTCGAGTTATCCACAGATAAGACGCTAGCCGAATCAATGACTTAGTTTTTCGGCCCCTCGGAATCCCCCGGATTCCGGGCGGTTCAGCCGATTCTCAGAATCGGCCATGGTATCCTAGTGGTGGTAATTGCTCTTTGACATCGTGAATCAGGCTAGTTCTCTCGCGCACAAGGGAGTATGTGATGAGGCTAAAGTTACGAGCCATCAAGGATGGCAAAGACAAGAACGGATATTGCGGTCCCTCCGTAATCTCGGCTCTTACAAAGCTGACGACGGGAGAGGCCGCGAGGCTAATCCGAAAGCAGACCAGTAGGGCCTGTGTGATGGGCACCTCTACTTCAGAAGTGCGGCAAGCTCTCGCAGCCTGTGGCATAAGAAGTGCAGGGTATGAAGTTTACAAAAAGCCTACTCTGGTCGGATGGCTCCGGCAATCGAAAGAGGACCGGACGCCGGGACGAGTATTTCTAATCGCAGCAGGAGATCATTGGCAACTGGTCAGCGGACGCCGCTACACCTGTGGTCGCATACGGGAAATCGTATCGATTAGAGACAAGAGGGTGAAGCGTCGGGCGCGGGTCGAAGAGGTTTACGAACTGTTTTCGGACAACGTGACCAAGCCAAAGATCGATGTATCGCAGCCGAAAGACCCAAATTCGAGTGACCGTGCGAAAGCGCGGCGCATCGAAAAGCAAATCGGTGCGGAAATTGATCTCGGGGTCTGCCACAGGGAATACAAGGATATGTGGGTGTACCCGCCAAACTCCATTAGGGCTAACGATGATCCATACGATGGCGATCATCACGCCCACACATGGGGCGAAGCTCTAGAAATATTAAAAGAGTATGAGAAGATAGTCGCCGAACGCAATTAAGCCAAAACAGCGATCCTTTCATAATTCAATGTACCTAGCGAGAGTCTAGCCTGATCCGATGCCAGTAGTAGCACACGCCAAAAAAGAGCCCGCCGGGTGGGGCGGGCTCAGATCACATCAGGGAGATGTTGTGCGCTGGGGACAAATCTAGCGCGTCGAATCCATACTCCAATCAGATCGTGCGTTCAAGCGGATTTCTTGGAAGCAAACGCGGAGCCGGTGAGGATGGCCCCAAAGGCGAGGTGAAAGAGTCCGCCCCCTTGGAGGGTGAACGGGCTGTGCTGACCGGTGAGCTTCTTCATCAGTTCCATCTGCACCATCGGTTCTTCAGTGCTGTTGATGATGTCCATGAACAGGCTTATGTCGGGTCTGTTAAGGCCGTACCATACCGGCACGAACATGAAGTCATAAAAGCATATCAGCAGATATATTATTAGCGCCGTCCACCGCCACGTCATCGTGGCTTTTTCATGGGCGGTCAGTCCTTCTCTCATCTAGATACAAGGTGGGACGCACCGGACGTTATTTGTCATCAGGATAATTCCGGCTACTACGATGACCACCAGCACTATGACGATAGATACCTTTATAATCAGTGACTTCTTCATTGCCTTTTCAATCCTCCGAGTTCAAGCGGCTTTCGTCTTGGGCACTGTTTCGCGGGTCACGCCACTCTTGTCTATCCGCAGCGTCTGGCCTCGATTCTCGGACCCGACGTAGCTGACGTGGACCCAGCCGCTCGACGGCTCGCCGCTGTAGTACTCTAATATCAACTGATCGAAATCCAGATTCTCAGCGATCCAGTAGTACAGCTCCAGGTTGTCGAAGCCGGGGATTTCAATATCAGCCGCCTGACCCTTGGTGTGCTGGCTCGTGTCCTTGCTGCCGATAGCCTTATTCACCGCCAACGCTCGGAACCCGCTGCTGACGATCACCGGACGCTCGTAATGATTGCGGATCGGCTCCAGCATAAGCTCACACAGGTCAACTAACGCCTCAAGCTGGTCTGGCCCAGGATCATTACCCAGGCCCATGCGTAGGGCCGTCTGGCTTTTAACCATCTCCTCCAGGGTAAAATGAGGCGACAGTCTCATTTCTTTAGAACCGCTCTTGCCTTACTCATCGCTCGGTTGCCAAACCAGAAGCTGAGAATACAGCTCAGAAGCGCCATTTCCTCGTCGCCAAACGCGCTTTCAAGGGCAGTCGGCCAATCTACACTTTGGTTGGCAATCAGCGAGTAGACCATGCCGGCCTTGACGGCTAAAAACGCCAGCATAAACAGGTATGTGATTACAGGCCGGACGCTGGCCTGGAGCCCGACTACCCAGCCACCGCGACGGGCAAGCTCGGTGTCGTGGGCATAGAGCCCCTTGGTCTCGGCAATGTCCGCCTCGGCGTCGAGTTCTTGCAGCTTGAGGGTCGAGAGCTGGGCCGCATACTGGGCCTTCGCCTCCAGCATTTTCAGTTCTTGTTTGTTGGCCTGGTTCTGTTTGAAATAGCCGAGGATCTCAGGAACGATGCTGGTCCCGAACCCGAGCAAGCTGCCTAGCAGGGTCAACATTCACTTGCCCTTCTTGCGCGACACGACGGCGTCTGCGCCGAAGAAAGCCATGATGATGCCGGCGAGTGCGATGTAGATCATCTCGGCAGCGGGCACCTGGGCTGCCCGTTCTGGCCAGACGAAGCTCGAAACAATCGTTGCCAAGATGGCCAGCATGGCGATGTAGGCCAGCCGTCTCCGATTCTGCTGCCACGCCAGTTTGTCTGGGACTCCGATGTCGTTACTCATAGTTGATCACCTACCGTCACCTACCGCGTAACCCATTGGAAAACAGCGGTTTTTGCGTCATTTTAGTCCACGCCCGTAATTTAGTTGACGTAAACTAAATCACCCCAACTTTCGTAGCGTCTTGGCCAGATTCGCTCGCCGCTTGGTGGTCGCGCTGAACTTGGACCCTGGCTTGCGGACTAGATTGGCGAATTGATTGGTCGTCAAGTCCTTGCCCTTGTGCGTCCGATTGTAGCGATCCCGCTGGGCGGTGAAGGCGCCCGGCTTCTTGATCGCGCCCTTGATCCAATTCTTCTTTGCCATCAGAACGATCCTAGCTGGGAGAACAGCGAGCCGGGGCCGGCGATTCCATTGGATTCCCCGAATGCCGCTGCCGCCTCGTTGATGTTTGTGTGATTGCCGTCCGTGCCGTCCCAAGCCACTTCGTCCCAGGCGGCAACGCCCCACGTCGCGCCCAGAGTGGCGTTGTAATAGTTGAGCAGCCGCTCGTTGAACGTGCCGGTGGAAAATCCCGCATCAGAAGCTATCGCCAGCCAGTCCCCGTTGACGTTGTAGCTCGTCCCCGCAGAATCACGACACGTTTTTTGACGCAGCTCCTGGTTGGTACTCACGGTGTAAACGTACCCATCGAGCTGAAGTTGTCCGCGCTCTGGTTGGCCGCCAGCGCTTGCATGGCATCGTTGATATTGGTGTAGGAGGCGGACAGGAGGGTGTTGATGTAGCTCAACATTCGCTCGTTGTACTCACCGGCCGGAGCGGATCGGGTCGTGAACAGCGCAAGCCAGTCCTCGTTGTGCGTCCCGGTGGTCGATGTGACCGCTCGGATCGCCGCTTGCCGCTCTTCTTGCGTCGTTGCCATCGCGCTACCCCTTGCGGATCTTCATGCCGAAGGTGTCGGGTTTATCTGCGCCACTCTTCACGCGCCAGTCCTTCGAGCGGAATCCCATCTCGTTACCCGCGCGAATATCCAACCCGCCAGGGTCTGTCTCAGCCTTCTGGATGCCCCTGTACGCGCCCATTTGCGCCGGCGTCATCGGGCCAGGGAAGCCCTTGCCGTTCTTAGCCATCGTCGTCCTCCTTCTCGGACAGAATTATATTCATGGAAAAGCTGCGCCTCTCGCCCTCCGACTTGAAGGGATAAACGGTGTGGTACATATCGGCGGGGAAGATGAAGAAATCGCCCGGCTTGGGTCTCACCATGAAGCTGGCGCGGTTCAGAAACGTCGGGCTCCCGTGCATGAACTCGATATGGCCCTGCGCCGGGTAATGATCTTGGTCGTCTCGGCTCCACTCCTCCTCGATCCCATCCGGCATCTGAAGGTAACCAATGCATGACAGCTCCGCGTTGTAGGACGCTCCTTTACCTGTGGTCACGTCTCCTGGCCCCTGCCGCACATACCATGCGCTCTGGATGGTCACCTGTGGCCTGATATCGTCCGCAATCGGACGACAGTACCGAGACGCATAGTTCGAGACATATCGCAGCGCCGCGTTGGTGAAGAACACCTTGTGCGGTTCCAGCACATCGGTGGGGATCAGGCGCTCCTCATTCATGTTGCCCACCAGATGGCCCGGCCAGTCTGGGTCAGCCGTCCCGCCGTCGATATCGTCATTAAACGCCCTGACGACTTCATCGGGCATTGTCGCATGGCCTACGGCAGGGCCGAATGGCCGCAGGCATACCAGATCATCGGATGACACGACAATCGGAGTCTCGTGATAGACCAGATGCTCTAAATCAATCATTCGCCAATGTCATTGCGTCACGAGAGAAATAAGTAAGATGATCGTCGCCCCTGCCGAGGTAATCAAAATCGCCTCAAGGCGGCGCAGCCGGGCGTTCTGCTGGCGTGTCTCTGCTGAACACGAAACCACATGCTGGCGCACCTCTAATAGCAAGTCGTCTATCCTGTTGTGAGCATCTGAGGTGCTGCGATTTCCGGCGCTGGGCATTGGCTATTCCGGGTCCGCAATGGTGATGCCTTGATCGATCAACCCGGCATAATCTCTGTTGTCTGTATCCTTGGGGATCGCGACAGTGCCGCCTCCCGGCATCGTTGCCCAGACAGTATCCTTGTTTGAATCTGACCATCGGACATCTGTAAGAGCGGAAACATCCATCTTTTTCTCCTTTATAATTCAGCAGTGAGCGTTGCACTTTCACCGGATTTCAATTCGGCAATCAGGCCATTTCCATCCGTAAACCCCGATGCCCCTGAAATACTCACGGAAGCACCGTTCGCTTGAATTGACGAACCGGCCGCACTACCGTTAACGCCCGCAGCCGAGCTATCAATGCAATTGACAGTGCCAATAGTGATAGTGGGGGCAGCTCGCATTTCTGGAAAATTCCACCCGCCACAGTACCCACCAGATGAAGACCTACAAACGCCAGCGAATGCTAACCCTGCACCGGTAGTTGACTGGAAATAGCGTTGGCACTTCCGCAAGGTCGTCGAGATATCCTCATGTGCAAAATCTGTAGCTACCGAACCGAGTTCCAGTTGCACCCCCGTTATGTACACATTGTTGGCGGTATTATCCAAAAGGTTTTGAACACTTGAGGTTCCATAGTCTTCACCAGCCGCCCATGTGTCTTTTGTATTCTGGAATGTCGAACCACAAACAAGCGGAAAGTTGATATCTAAGCCTGCGCCATTGTTGTTGTCTATGGTGCCACTAGCGTCTCCAGGTATGGTAACTTTGAAGTGTTCAAATGTATCCGCTGAAGCCACTGTAAATTCGGATATGTAATGACGGGAACTGCTGTCGGGTTGATTTAGTGTGACGCAATGTATCCCCGATTTGGGCGAGCGCATCCAGAAAGACAGCGTTACGGTCTTAGCTGATGCAGCCCCCCATTCTAAAAGCTGCACATTCTGTGCCTCTATGTGATGTCTTAGACAAATCACATCAGCAGCAGCTAGAGAACTTTCCGCTGTTGTACAGTCCATCTTGATGGCGAAGCCCTGCCCTCCAGGGCCAACAGTGCCATCCTGGGTTATAGTAAGTCGGCCAGCAGAAGCGGCCAGATGGATAGGCCACTGATCTACCGCCCCATAGGCACTAGCAGTAATGGCCGTGCTTCCCCTTTGGGCTACTGTCATTCCCCCATTGATGACTAAATTCTTCGATCCACCGGGAATTGGATTAGAGCCGAACCGGAACTGCTCCGTACCGCCGGTAACCACGCCCACGGTATCTGCCGCAATGAAGGCAATTCCGGTATTGGTGTCGCCGGTGTTGGAAAGGGCTGGCGCGGCGGCGCTGCCGTCAGGAAGAAACAGCGGATTAGCAACCGTCGCGCTGGTGCCGTCGAAGGTGAAATGGGCACTCCCCGCAAGGCTACCCGACGAATTGTATTGAACCTGCGTATTGCTGCCGCCAGCACTGACTTCCGATCCAAGCTGACTCGTGACCTGAAAGGATGTCCCGTCGTATACGGCGGTGATGATCTGGCTGGCCTCGATATCGCCCGAAGCGATGTCCTGGTCGTTCTTCTTCTTCAGCGCCTTGGCGCCGAGCGTATTGACGTTCAGCGTGGAAGCCGTGGTCGAGGCGTTCGCCGCCTTGAACGTGATGGTCTGGCCAGCAGCATAGGCCGTTATGGCCGGGGACAACGCGATGACATAGACGTTCGCGGTGCCGGTATCCGTCGCCTGGAAGGCCGGGCCGTTGCTCTGAATCTGGTTAACGGTGGCGGCGTCGGTCTTGGCCGTGCCGTCCGCGACAAGCGTCAGGCGGTTGCTGCCAATGTCGAGATTGCCAGTCGCAGCGTTGCTACCACTCTTTTCCAGGGTAGCGTTGATCCCATCGGCCAAGTCCTGATCATGGGTGTCATGGCGCGTGGCGAGGATTTTGGTCCCAGCATCGCGGTCCTGCACCCACAGGGTTGACCCCGTGTGGACCCCATTGGTCCGCGTGAAAGTTCCACCACTCCAGGGCATTATTCAGTCTCCTCTTCAGATGATCGCCCTATATCAGCGGCAAGAGCAGCACTAATTCCGCGTAAGAAATCGGAATCCCATCTCGCTCTTCCAGGGCCAGGAGAGCGCCTATGCCGCCCTCTAACAATTCTTGAAAATGCAGGGCTTGTTAATAATCTACCAAACCCACCGATTAACAATACTTTGTGGAGCATCCCAGGAAGCGCACTCAATCCCTGAGTAGCCAAAGCCGTTGGCGATACCGCCTCCGCTGCCATAAGACTTGTGCCCGCATCCTGTATCTGAGACTTACTGAGTCCAGAAGATACTTCTATATATCGACTCAAGTCCTTGATATTTTGCAGTTGATCGCTTGTCCATAATGCCCCTTCACGGAAAAGGCCGGAATCATCCATTTTATAATAATTACTAAGAAATGTTGCGGGATCAAAGCTATCTCTGACTATAGCTGATTCCGCCATCCCATCTAAAACTGTTTGCCTGATTAAATCTATTGATTCTGGGTGCGAGCTAATTGTCTCGATAAAATCTTCTGTTTGACGGGGAGTTGCCCCTAACAAGAACTGTGTTAGCCCTTTTCGTTGGTTGGTATTATCAGCAAACCTCTTGGAGAGGTCCGCGCCTACTGTTCTGATTCTCTCAAAATCGTCAACAATTCCCCTGATGTTATCCAAGTCTGATTGGCGGAAAAGAGTTTTTAGAACATCTCTGTCCATCGTTTTGAGAAGAGCGGGATTGTCAAAAATCTCTCTAGCCGCGAAGTTAGAGATGTCCATGAATCGGATTCCCGGCAGAACATCCTTCAAATCCTCTAAATCACTTTGATTCCCCCTAGCTATAATTGAACGAGCCAGGTCGCTGGCCCCTCCTCTCACATCCGTTTTAAGCACTTGCATCAGTATTGCTTTATCCAGCTTCATAAACCGATCTGATGCTTCTTGAGCCGCCTCTTGCCATAGCTTTGCCCCATCCTCTGTATCAAGAATAGGATTGTTCATCACCTTGCTTATTGCGCCATACAGACGCGCCGCATCCCTATGCTCTTGGCGTAGCACATCCCCTGGAGCGGGTGTTTTAATATCCCAGAGTTGCTGGCGAAGCTCCTTTAGCTGTTCCGTCGCATCATCAATGCGGCCACCCGCATGGGTGACACTCGGTAAATCTGGATTTAAGTTTTTTACAGTCTCGACAACTTCTCTGACTGCCTGATTAAGCTGTTGCCCTAAACGTCTATCTCGCGCCACTTCTCTCGTAATTGGAGCCCCCGAGACATCGAGTAATCCGGTAGCAATCTCTTCTGGAGGTGCGCTGTACCGCACTCCCTCACGAACATCATTAGCAAGGGTTTTCAGATTTGAAATATCATAAGTGGGGGTTTCCGCTGATCGGGCGCGGCTGTAAAGCCTGTTTATTGATTTCCTAGCTAACTCATCCCACTTCATAACTCCAGCTACGATTGCTTCACCAGTTCTGGCTGAATCAAGACTTTTCCATCGCACATTCGCCCGTCTATAAATAGCAGACTCGGCGTTATCCACCGCCCGCTTTATATTGGCGGTAATAGTATTTGGATTGGCACCAGAATTAACAAGAGAGCCCCACACCTTGCGTGCGCTCTCTATCTGATCCTCAAAATGAGTAATCATTTTGGTGGACATGGTTCTGCCCATTCTTTCCAAACGGGCCAAAATGGGATTTACCACTGTTTGCCCAGGTGTGAGATGGGGAAGCCGAAATCGTTTTGCTACCGCGAGAGCTGGATCAACACCCTCTCTGAGTCTCGCTAATGGAATACCTCTAATTGCCCCAATGCCCTTAATAATTGGTTTAGCAGCAAGTTCTCCAAGACCGGCATAAACACTCATTTCCCCCGCACGGCCAAGCTGCTGACCAGTTGTTTCCCGCTGGGTTCCTCCAAGAGTTTGAGCAAGCTGTCGGGACATCTCCCCCGCTCCCGCCCCAAGAGCGGCCCTGCCTGTATTCTCCAACCAAGAAGCCCTTTCTCCAAAGGCAGATGGGCGCGTTCTTATACCCCCCAATACCCTGCCTAAAAGAGTTCGTGCCATATCAGCAGCAGCTACAGGCGGCCTCCTAACTGCAAGAAATGCCGCTGCCTCTCCAAGAAGTGTCGGACCTTCCTGTGCGCCAAATTCCAGTACATCCGAAGGGAGATCACTCCATCCCCCAGGATCAGTAAACATATTGGGATCAATTTTATTGAACGGCCCTTCAGGTGTTTTACGGTAATAAAGTTCGCCGTCGTCTGGATTGCGGGCGATTTCGCCTTGGGGATATGATTCCTTAAAATGACGATACTTCTCCGCAGCGGTATCACCCCAAAAGGCTAATCCGGCACGAATACCCCCTCCCAGCTTTTCTCCTAAAATAAATTCTTGCTCTGAAGCACCGCCTGATTGCCCTGTTAGAAATTCATCAACTACTCTTCGCGCAGCATCACTATCATTAGAATCATTATTCTCTGGATTCAAGAAGTCATCGACAATGCTCTCAGCAGAGGTTTGAAGTTCGGCCATTTTATTGCTTTGTTACAGCTTGGGGAGCTGTATCCATAATCTGATGAGCAAGTTTTATAGAGGCAAGAACACTCTTAACATTTTCTTCATTTAGCCCCATACCAAATAGACTTTTTACATATGGAACAAGCCATTCTTTATCATCTATCCTATATCTCCTACGCGCTATATAACTGGCCTTTGCCGCATGAACAGCATAAGACTTCAGTGCGCTTCTAAGCGCGCCTTCTAGTAATGCAGGAGAAGTTTCCACCTGAAAAACTCTTAGAGCCTCTTTAGTAATATCTCTTTCTGGCCCAGAAAATCTCCCACTTTCCTCCCCAGCCATTTCTGTTATTAAACCAGCTATCAATGCGTTCCCCTCAACCTTAAAGGCAGCTAATTCCTCAGGAGAAGCCCCCGCTACAAACTCCGTGAAAACCTCTCCCATTTTTGGACTTGCTAGGCCCAACCAACCACCGACATAATCTGCGAACCTACCTCTTAATCCTGCAAGGCCAGGATTATCCATTACATTCTTTAATAATTGCGAAGCTGCTGCTGACTTAAAGCCAAGGTCAATCGAATACTCTACCGCTTCTTCACGCGCTGCCTTGGACACTCCTGTAAATATAAGATTACCATCTGGGCCAATTGAAACCCCTTGTGGGGGCGTGAATTGTCGTTTTTCCAGAGGCAGTAGCATATCTTCCGCCAATTGTTTTGGCATAACATATGTATGCGTGATGCCATTGACGGGATTGACAAGCCGCACACTCATCGGTTTGTCTGGTTTCTCTGGCGGTTCGTTAGTATATAGCTGTTCAGATTCAGGACGATTCTGATCCTCTCGCCATACTCCTTTAGGTATCCATATCTGTTGGCCCGCTGTCGTCCACCTCTTTATTTCCTCTCGCTCTTCTTTCTCACGATCTCGCTCTATTCTAGCTTGTAATTGATCCTGTGCTTGTATATCCCCATAAGCTGCCGAAGGATCGGTTATTGCTTGCCACTGAGCCACTATATTCCGAGCAGCAGCTTGCTCTTCAAGAGTTCCCCTCTCATTAGCCCTCGTAAGATCGCTAACCGCCTGTCGAAACCCCTTCAGGGCTTCTCTCTTAATAGCCTCTTGGGTAGCCACCTTGCCCGTCCGCTTTGCATCGTCCATAAGAGTCTTCAGCGTCAAAGGATCGATTCCTGCGGTGCGGGCGGTTTCCGCGCTAATCTCTGGAGGAAGAACGCTCCCGTCATCAGCTATCCGCTGAATCTGAGTCTGAGCCTCTCTAGTCCCAGGAAAAGTCCCAAGACTCATGGTATCGACTGTTTCATAAAACGGCCCTGATTTAGGGAGGGCCGCCCCATAAACGCCGCTTAAAACCTTAGCTTGCGCTTTCTGTTGTTGCGCTTGAAGCCTACTAGCGTCCTGGCCCGCCCATCGTGCGCCCAGTGCAGCGGCCAGCCTTTGGAGATTCCCCGCCACCGGACTCCCGCCATAAGGGTTGCGGGGCAACTGATAAGGCGTCAAAGCCTGCGCCATCATGTCCCGGCGCTGTGCTTGGGACTGTGCGATGCGCGGATCGGCAATGAAGGAAATCATGCTACGACCTTCCCAAATACGATGCCAACAGCGTTGTGGGAACACCCAGAGCCGTAGCTTGCTGCTGTTGCTGGCCTTGGAATCGGGCAAGCGCGTCTTGCTGCTGCATAGCTGCGATGTTGCCAAGGTCAACGGGTGACGGCCCGGTCACAGGGGCCACTCCTGGCGGCCCTTGAGCAGCGACCTGTGTAAACGGGGTCGTCCCCGTTATCAATGCAGACAGCTCGCTCATAGGCTGCTGGCGCAAACGGAGCGCCTCAGCAATCTGCCGATCCCGCGCCTCTCTATCCAAGGCGACTTGCTGTTGGCCCTCTGCTATGCCCTGAGCGCGCCTACGCTGGGCAACATCATAGTCCGTAGCAATCTCTCCGAGCTGCTGTCCACGCCCCGTCAGGATGTTCGCCATCATGTTGCTTTGCAGGGTTTGGCCCTGGAATACCGCCTGACTGGCAAGGTCAGCTTGCGCGTCTGTCCTCCCCTGGTTGAACAGACGCATTTCCTCGTTATAGGCATCGGAGCCTTCAGGGATGCCAGAATTGATGAGCTGGGTGCGTAATCCCCGCTGCGCCCGGTCGAATTGCGGATTCAGCCGGGCCATAGCCCTGTTGAAGAACTCATCCGCCGCATTGGTCGTATAGGTATTGAGATCGCTATACCCAGGAAGCTGATATGTTGCCGCTTCAGTTGAATACTCCGGCTGCGCCCCCACAGAAGAATACCGGAACCGAGCCGGTTCGCCCGTCATCCCTGCCGTTGAAAACGGTGAGGTTGGAACATCCGATAATCGCTGGGCCGCGAGACCCATCAATCCTTGCTGGATAGAGGCTTCCCCACCCCTGAGCCGCTCATATTCCGGCGTGAGAGTCGTGGTCCCAAGGTATTGGTCCGGCTCGTATTCACGGAACGTCGTTGTGCTATACGGCGTAACAAGATCGGGACGCGCTAACCGTGCGCCTACCCGAGCTGCCTCAAGATTGGCTGCCTCTTGCTGCTGTCCGATAGCAGCATAATCCACAGGCGGTGGTGGATCAGGGCTGGAGAACATATCTCTAATGAAGGCCATGAACTAACTCCTTCCGCATAAGAACCGCCGTGCGTCGATAGCCATCAAGCATTCTCTCCCAGCCGGGACGGCCGATGATCTCCACACTGGTAAATCCATTCGTGCGAGCATGGGAGCAAATGTCCTTCTCTATATCCAGCAATTCTTGCAGATCGCCACCGGCAAGACCGATCCTGAGCGATTTGCCATAAGCGCAAGTCACGGCGACTGAATTTGGCGTCTTGAACAGAATGAACTCACCACTCAGCAACCCGCTTTCCACGTCCTCGCGGCTGATATCCTCGTAGGGTTCAGTCGAGGGGGCCAGGATGTTCCACATTTCATCCGAGATAATCAAAATCCGCCGGCCCCCTGCTCAAATCGAACATCCGTAGCCAGCCAGCGTACCGACTGCGCGGAAGTCTGGGTGCGGAGACGCACAGCAGCGTTCCAGCCAATTTCTGCCACCGACAGCCACTCAAGTTTAGTGTTGATGGGCGCGGCCCATGCCGATACGCCCCATGTCGCCACGTCCCATGTCGCTGCATCCGATACACCAGTCGAAGGCGTGAGCGTCGAAGTGCCATCGTTATAGTCAACGTCGAACCCGATGCTTACGGTAAGTGCTGCATCGGAAGCCATCACAGGACGAATCGCGGTGTAGCGGTTAGGCCCAGTGCGGCCTCCGAAATAGATGAATGCCGTCTTGGCCGTTGCCGAGATAGCCGAGCCACCATCATCCGGTCCCGAATCCGCCTTGTGGACCTTGGTGTTGCCCCCGAAATAGAGGTCGCTGTTGAAGAGCGCCCAGGTGTAGGCGTTCTGATCTGTGAACCGAGCCCAGGAACCCGTTTCGAGATTCACAACATATTGATTGAAATCGCCACTCGTACTGGCCGGGACGTTTATCAGCCCATATCCCCCGCGTGGATATAGTTGGCCTTCCCAGCCAAAAGTAGAGGCGAAATTCACGACCGCGTTGTTATATGTGGCGCTGATTTTGTCGGTAATCGCTCGATTTGGCGCGGCCTCGCCAGTGCCCAGAACCTGGGTCATCGGCAACACGCCGTTTTCCGTGATGAGGTAGCAATCGCTACCTACGTTTAAGATGCACCGCCGGCCAATGGGGCGACCAACATTGTAGACGCCCACCAACGACCATTTGGTTGCATCCGATGGGTCGGTCCCGGCGTACATCGCGATCTCGCCCTCGTCGGTCCAGAACAGGGCATTATCCTCCGGCCCCGCACCGCCGTCTCGTGTCCATGTGGCGATGGCCTGGAGCTGACCGCCTCGGCCAAACACGCTGCCCAAATCGAACTCGCTGACAGCCCCAGCGACAGCGTTGACGGCGATAAACCCGAAGGTCAGGGAATTTATGAAAACGAAGAACAGGCGTTCCTTAAACAGCGCCACGTTGATGATGTTGGCAGCGGTGACACCTGTGAGCGATGGCGTAGCCCAAGCCGAGCCGTTCCAGTGACGCGGCGCGTCTTCGCCGTTGCAAATCCACAGGAACGATCCCCCAGCAGTGGTGATGTTGGTCCACTGAAACTTGGCATTGCTCAGACTGGTGATAACCGCTGCTCCCACCGCCCCTGCGGATGTCACGTCGTACACTGCGGTGCCCGAGGCCGCGAACATCGTGTTAGCGGTGCCGGAATTGTAGATCATCAAGCTCTGAACGGTACTGGGCAGTCCCGTCACATGATCGTCATAGCCGTTGCGAACTTGCACATGGGAGCGGGCCGGGAAGAAATTATCCAATCGGATCGCATCCGTAGGCGGCAGCAAATCAACAGAATCACGAGTATTCAGACCCCCGATAGGAGCCGGAATTGTAGCGTTCGTGCCCGTGATGCGGAGAGGAGATGTTGCCATCAGGCCAACTCCTCCAACTCTCTAAGCCGTTCCTCACCATACAAAACATTTGCCGCCAACCGTTGCGCAATCTCTGGGGGTATATCATCATATCTACGGACAAATGGCTCGGCTTCCGATCCAGGTACAATCTGCTCCTCATCGACCACTACCTCTGGTGCCGGAGGCTGCACTCCTGGTGGCGCTTGCGGGACGCTTGTTGGAGGGGCGACATCAGGGAGAAGACCGGAAAGCCCTGTGGCCGCACCAGACAGCTCACCACCAATCCCCTCTGTGATGGGTGATAGCGCTTGACCAATCCTCCCCCTTATATCTCCAGGGATCGCCAGGAGGTCTCCTAAAGCAGTTCCCTCTGGCGCTAGGGCATCCCTAGCCACTTTTGCTAAAGTTTGGTTTCCCGATAATAAATTTCCCGCATTTATGAGTCCCCCAATAACCCCAGGAACACCCCATCCTATTGCCGTGTTTATGGCAGCGGGAATGAGCCCCCCGAACATCCCCATGCTCATGCCTTCAGGAACTGACACCACCGGCTGACCAAGCTGCGGATGCGGGTTGAATATCGCATATCCGCCAGTGCTGGCATCTCCCTGATTAACATGGCCTATCTGTGCCACAGTAGCGTCTGCGTTGTTTTGGGCGAGACTGGAACCAGGCGACAGCCACCCCAATCCCCCATCACTTATATTTCCTGATACAGCTTCTCTCCCCGCATCAGTCAATGTGCCATTAGAATTTACATTATCAGGATTGCTGGCAATTAGAGCTAAGTTGCCTTCCTGAGTAAGCGGCGCTTGATCGACCTGCTGTGCCTGTGCTTGCTGTGCTTGCTGTGCATTAAATGCTGTTAAAGCAGCGGCAGCATTTTGATCGGGTTCTGCTAAAGCACTGGCTGCGATATGCGCATCAAGGACTGCTGCAAGGGCAGCACCCTGAGCATATGGAGGCGCAGCCGCTATTCCTGATGGAGCAATAGCGCCACCAGCTCGTCGAGCATCTGGTATAGCAGCAACATTGATTGCCGAACGGCCTCCGCCTCCCAGAAAGCCCAACCCGCCCGGCCCCGATACTCCCTGCCCTGGGCCAAACCGATAAGAAGGCAATCCGTTAGCCATATACTGACCGCCGCCAGGGGCCACGCCCCCGCCTTGAGACCGCAGCAGCGCGGCTTCGTCAGGTTGTATGTAGGCGGCAAAATGCCCCGGCGGAGCGCCCCGATTGAGCGCCCGCGAGAGCATCACTCCGTAGAGGTCACGCTCCATTGTCAGGCCGTTTTCGCCCCGCCAGGAAGAGCGGCGCTGCCCGTGGCCGCGTAATTATCAGTGGCCGATGCCGCGTTGAAGGTTCCCGCATTCGTTTACCACCAAAATTCGGCATGATCTTCTCCTCTGGTTAAACGCCGCCGTAGTTACCCTCGGGCTCGTTGAGCGCAAGAATGACTCTGCTTGGGCCAGCCATGCGTAAGATAGGACTGGCTCCATCATGGTTGCTGTATTCCGCCATGCTGTTTTGATAATCAACAAACTGTTGGTCATACGGCAGCCCCTTGAGCTTGAGAAAGCGCCATACAACCCCCAAAACCACCAACTCCTCCTCCAGCACCGTGGTCTGGGAATCACCGCTGAATTTGTCCGCATTGGCAGATGTCCCGCCCGATGTATCGACCCAGTTTTTCGATACATACTCGAACTTGACTGACTCTCCCGCTGTCGGGGTGGGGTGCATCAAAAGATTGCCGCCCCGTATCCTGAAATAGTTGGTGATGCCACCGCTGACCACGGCCAGTATCTGCTGCCATTTGGCTGCCGTGATCGGCCCGTAGTAGCGTCGATCCGTAGTTCTGTTCCACAGCGTTTGATTGCTGAAGCGCCCGAAATCCGTAGCGATGGTTGTCATCGCCCCCTGGCTCTCTGAGTTGACTGTCGTGTGGCTGCCCTCTTGGGTCAGCACTTCCCACGCATATTTCTGGACCTGGGAGCGACCCTCTTGATTGGCACAAGCCTCTAGCTGGATCGTCGATGTATCCGTCGAGGCCGTAACTGCGTCAGGCGCAGTGATGCCAATCAAATTGGCCGCATCCTGACAAATGGTGAGGAGCGTCATCCAACTGCCTGCACGGGCTTCATGCCCTCTCGATTCGCGATGTAGTCACGCGCCTTCTTGCGGAGATCGACAGTTCCCGCGCCCAGTGCGCCCACCGAGGCGTCCGAGAGATCAGCCAGCTCCTCGACAGTATTCACGTCCTGTTGAACGAGTGCATTTTCTTTCCGCGTACCCACACCCTTCAATTCCGTCAGGGGAGTTCCCTTGGGACGCACCTTGCCCACAGTGCCTTTGGTGTAAGCCTGATATTCGACAGGGAAGTTCTCTTTCAGAAAGTCCTCTTTCTCAGAAACTTTGTAGAGGACAGTGTTGAAATCACCCACCCGACGAATTTCCACCAGATCAGGCGATCCGTTCTCTCCAGCAAATATCTCTATGCGGATGTTGCTCATAAGCAGTTGTGCGGGGATGTTTCCACCCCCGCACTCCCTTCTCGGTTAGATAGCAGCCGACATCGGCCACGTCCCCAAACCAGCAGCTTCACCATCGCTGCCGCCACGGGCAGTCGTCAGGAACAAGCCATTCACGGCAGTCTGGGCTGACGAATCGTCATCCAGCGAACCCGCAGTTGCCGATGAATACAGGGTGACATCAGCCGCAGCAGAAGCCAGCACGTTCATCGTGACAACTCCCGTAAGCTGAACCCAACCATATTCGCCAGAACTGATGGCCTCTGGAGAGACCCCGATGATATGCCCATCGTCAATGAGCGCTTTGGTACAAGGAACCCCCGAATAAGCCTCGGTGATTGCCACCACATCGTACTGCGCGACGGCAGAACCAGCGGTGATATACAGCCAAGTCGAGCTGTCCGTACCTATCATCCGAGTCCCGATAGCCTGGGACGCAGTTGACTCAGTCCCGCCATCAAAGTCGATGCCAACGGCACTCTGAGTTGTGTATGCCATTCGCTCCTCCTCTAGGCTTGGATGACACCCTGCCGTGCGCGGTTGCTTACAGCCATATTTCCGGCCCAAGCAACAGGCATGACAAGAGCATCCTGGTTAACAGAAGCCTTCTCACCAAGAGGCACGAACTCCCGCCCATCGGCATATCTGAGGAACAGATAGTCCGTGTTGAGGAAGTACATCTTGGTCGTCGGGCACTGATCGTCGTAGTACACCGGAGCGTCCATGAACATAAGATTCATGAATCCAGCCGCTGCCGACTCATCGCTCGTAAACCGCTGGTTCGTCTGAAGAGACGCCCAGTAGTACCCGAAATAAGTCGTATCCCCGACGATCACATCTGGCCGATCCGCGCCACGGATACAAGCCAGCCACAGAGTGTTCATGGCCGTCTGGATCGTGGTTGCGGAAGCGGCGACGCTTTCCGTCGAGAAGTCATAGACCTGATTCTGCCAGAACGAATAGGTCGTGCTGTTGATCCCACCGACCGTGTTACCCACGGTGCCTGGAACCAATAGCTGCAACCCACCCAATTCCTTGGAATCAGTGCCGGTGCCGTCTGCATAAAGCGCAGCCGCCATCGTATTCTTGAGCGATTTCTCAAGGTTCCGAATACGGCTTTTGAGCAGATTGAATATCTGCTCGGGGCCGGAATTCTCGACCTGCTCAAGACCGGAGATAACCACGTTGCCCGCCAACTGCTTGTAGTTGAACTCGGCAGCGGTAAAGACGTTGCTGGTCGAAGTATCAAGTACCTCGTAACCCGAATACCACTTGGTAGTCGAGTTCGTAGCATACTCAAGCTCCTGGACAATGGTCCGACCCGTCGCGGGAGACTTGTTCCCGTTCTGGTCAATGTGACGCAACAACGCGTTGTTGTTGGTCACGTTGTCGGCCATCTTTTTGGAGTAACCAGCAAGCGTCGTGGTCACGATCTCCGTATAGGTACTATTTGGAGAAGTAGCCATCTGTGCTTGCTCCCATCATAAGAGCAACACAACGTCAGCCAGAAACAGTCGATCCAATCGAAGTGCGTAAAATGTCATCAAGATCAGATGGCTTGACGGAGCCACCGGGCAGTGCGCCATGTCCGCGCGTAGGCTGTATCTTCTTGGCTTTCTGGACAGCCGCCTTGCGCCTGTCGTCTTCCTTTTTGGATACAGCATTGCGCTCATTGGTAATGGCCTCATTGTAGAGATCATTGTCCAAGCGGAGCGCCATCCCGTAGGCTTCGTCCAAATCCGTGGTCTCTCCGGCATTTACCAGCCGCCCCATGCGCTCACGCAGCTTTTCAAAATGCGGATGCTTGAGATTCCCCTTGGCATCTTTTGCCGTAGAGAAGCTCTCAACCTGATCCACAAGCTGTTGCTGTTGAGCCATGACTTGCGACTGCTGCATCGTCTGGATATGAGCCTGAGTCTGGTTCAGTTGCTGTTGCAGTTGAAGAATTTGCGGATCGCTTGGAGTCTCCTCCACATAATCCACACCCGAATCACCAGACAATCTAATCCCGTAATGCTGGGCGAGATTTTGGAGAGCCAATTTGGGGTTCTGCCTTAGCGCATTATCATAGGTCATAAGACGCGAAACATACTCAGCTTCGCTAATCCCGTGAGCTTGCATCTGCTGCTTGTAAGGTGCCAGAACGCCTTGAAGGCTCTCTATCTGTCTCCGCTGCTCTGCGAGGTCAGTTGTCTTGCGAGTGAACGCCGCATCACGCTCTTGCTCCCGTTGGAGCATAAAGCTCCGCTGATCTTCGGGAAGATGCTCAAACGCCTCACGGTGTTCAGCGGGCCATGTCTTGGGTGCAGAAAGTGCATCCGGCTCTGGCTCCCTATCGGGAGTGGCCTCCACATCTGCGCCCTCATGGCCCTCGGCGGCATCGTCTGATGGGTCCGACTGGACTTCGACTTCTTCCGCACTTGTTTCTCCGGCAAGGGGTTGGGGCTCACTGGGAGTGGGTTCCGGCTTGCCGTCCGTGAACTCTCCGCTAATCACACTCTCTAAAACACCGTCAAGAGTTATTGGCTCTGACGCTGGCCCCGACTCCGGGGTGCTAGTCTCAGTATCGGTCATTTCTTATCTGGTCCCAATTATTCGGCCGCTCCGTTCCCGACCAATCATTGCCAATCTGGCGCACATTATGCCGTCGCTCATGTTCGCGCAATGACGAACGACTGCCAACAACCTTTCCGTCAACAGGCGAGACGAACGGCTCTATGTCCTTCATCACGACAAAAGTCTGCTGGGGGCGCACGTCATCCACGCGGCGCAGCCGCGTCCTGCGCGACCATTTGATGTCGCCGTAATTCTTAGTGTAGTGACCGGGGGTCATCGCCCCTCCGTCATCATTTTCATCTCAGCGTCAAGTATTGCCAGATCTTCCTTGGAACGGACGCGCTCAGACGAAGCGCGGGATTCTTCTTGGATTTCAGCAGTCTTGCTGCGCTCCCGTGAGGTGATATCTGCCAGCTTACCCTCTTGCTTCAGCTTCTCACGCTCCAGCTCGGCGGCAATACGCTGCTGGGCAATGCGTTCTTCAGGATCAGGCTGCGGTGGCTGCTGCTGCATGGCCTGAAGCTGCTGCATCACCTGGGATTCGGTTTGATCTATGACATCCTCGAAATTACGCCCGATCTTCCATGCCCCTGAGACAAACTTGAGAATCTCAAATGCGATGGGCGTCAGCTCTGGGGCGTTCCGCGTTGCCTCTATTGCCTGAACGAGGTAGCCGCCCATGACGTTGGCAAATTCCACCCGCGTCCGCTTCATCTCTTCTTCGTCCGCGAATACGGTGCTGTCGGTCTCAACATCTATCTGATAGTGACGGGTCTTGTCGTTCCGCATGATCTGAAGCATCTCATCGGTGACTTCCATCCCCGTAATACGCTCAAGAATCTCCGGCTCGTAGTTCTCGGCGATCAACTCAGCCTTGATGCGGAACAGATCACGGATATATTTCTGAATCGCGTCCTGGCGTAAGCGCAGCCGCATCGATCCGTATTGCGCCTTCAGTTGCTGCGCGGTCGCACTCTCGCTGGCTTTGGTTCCACCACCCCGAATGATGTCCGAGATGCCCGTCACCTCGTAGATGATCTGAAGAACCTGGGCGCGTTGCGTATAGAGACCCTGAAGCACGGTAGAAATCTGGGAAATATCCTCGGTCTGGAACACAACCGACAGACCACCCTTTTGGGCTAACGAGGAAAAATTCTCCGACGGCACAAAATCGTTATCTCCTGCGGTTGCTAGGTTAGCGAGTTCCGGCACCGAAGAATCGTAGACGCCCCGCCGCTTCAATCCCTCGATCAGATGCGTGATCCGACTTGTCACCCGGTCCAGCTCATCGGCCTGATCCTGGTACAACGTAAACTCGGGAACAGGAACAGAGGTATTGTTAGTCCGCACCGCGATCAGCGGAACAGGAGTGGGGAAGAAATCCTCCAACTGGTATGGATCATCGTCCTCCGCCAGCAAATCCTTGTATCCTGACGCTACAAACAGACGCTTGCGCTGGACCTTGTCCCAAATCTCCCAGACTTCCGCCCGATTATAGATTTCGTCCAACTGTTCATTGCTGTCCGTATCAGGCATCCACGTCAGCGGCACCTCATAGGCATGGGCAAATCCACGCCCTACCAGCTCATCCCGTGTAAACAGATGTCGCCGCGCCCGCCATGTCGCGTCTTCAGGTCTGCGGCTGGGGCTCTCGCGATAATCCTGCCAGTGGACGTATTCAAAACGGCACCGCTGATCGCCGACGTGTTCTACTTCCTCTTCCTCGACGATATCAATACCGTCGTCCTTGACCTCGACCTTGATCTTTTCCTTGATGATGATCGGCTCATAAACGACCCAGACCACACCGCGTCCTGGCAACAGGTAATCTTCCAATGCCGATTTCAGTGGCCTGCTGGCATCATAGGTATCGAGATCGTATGAAAGGGTGCGCTCCAACAGAATAGCCACCTGTCGGGCTGCGGGATTGGGATCGGGGAACCGCCGCCGCACATCGGGCTTCGCCATACGAGCAAACAGCGCGCCCTTCAGCGTTTCCGTATTGGCCCACAAGATATTGAATCGGCTGGCAATCGGGCCGATAACCGCATTCCCACCGCGCTCGTCGCGGTAGCGTTCCACCACACGGTTGCCGCGCTCACGCCAATCGCGCTCGAACTGGCTGGCTTGCTCTAACTCGTTCTGCCAGTAGCGTGACGGGCCGAGGAGCTTTTCCTGTTCAGCGCGTGTGTCGTCTTTATCAGCCATCGCTAATGCTCGCTCCGCTTATCTTGCCACGGACAGAGATTCCGGCGCCCTGCACGGTGTCGGCGCTACCGGAGACCAGGGGGTGCCACCATTCCAGCGGCTCGCCCCGTGCCAATTTCGCATACGCGCAAGGATCAGGGAGCCAATCGCACTCACGAACGGACTGCGGCGACAATATGACGCAATTCGGAACGCGCTGTGAGCGATGCCCATAATCGGTACAGCGTATTTCAGTGGTATCAAGCAAATGACAAGCAAGATCGGTATAGAAGACCTCTTCCGTTTCCGCGCTTCTGATTTTGACCGCACAGCATTTGCCGCATCCATCACATAGGGACTCCCATTCACTGACGGACATCTCCTCCAGAGATTTGGTTTCCCAATAATTCACGCCGTTCCAAATTGCTGCATGACTTGCTGGGCAGCTTGCGCGCCCATTGACCCAGCCCCCGGTGTGGGCGGCATCCCAGGCATCCCAGGCATCGGCGCTCCAGGCTGTGGCGGCATCATTTGTGCGCCAGGAGCCATACCGGGAGGCATACCAGGATTTGGCATGGCCCCGATATCCGGCGGGGGCATCGGCATCATCATGGGCGCTGGCCCCTGCATTGGAGGAATCAGCGGAATTTCCTCGACGGTCTCGGTGGTAACCGGAACACCACTATAGTCGCCGGGCGATTCAGTGGTCTTCACCGTTATCTTCGCCATAAGCACACCGCCCATCTGGGCAGCGTCTTCCGAAGCAAAGCCGTAATCAATCGCCATCAGATACGCGGCTCCATGTGATTTCGCTCCTCAAGATCGTGTATTCCCCACAAGTCGTCAAGACTGGGCTTCTTCAACATTTCTTCTTGCCAGTCAGACTCCGGCTCCTTGGGCTTCAGATTACGGTAGGCAATCGCCAAATATCTAAAGGAATCAGCGGCATGTGACGCCCAATTATGGAGCGGCGTCTTGCGGAACACGCGCTTCACGTCATCCCATTCCCTCTGATAGGAACGGAGTGCATTGAGTCCTTGCTCACAATTTAGCTCATCGAAGTAACAGTGGTGAAGCAACAGCCGAGCTGCGTTGATGCCATCCGCGATCTTCTGGCTGGGCACGATCTTGGGCTTTCGGCCCATATTTATCAGCGTCTCGGCGCGGGTTCTGCCGGTGCCAAGCTCACGAACCTTGGCATCGTGGGGCAACCAGTCATCACCGTACCGATAGCCCTTCTCCTGCATGATCCTGACGTAGTGTTCGAGCCCTACGTTGTTGTGTTCGTAGTAATCAATGACGCGCACTTCGCCCATAGTGACCTGAAAAAACCACAGAGCGCATGAATCGCTGATCCCCAAATCCCACGCAACATGGACAGGCAGCTCCTCATCGTACTCCACACGGCAAATCCGGCCTTCCTTATCAGCGTCATCTATGATCCCTCCGTAGTAGCTGCCCTTGATCGCAGCCGTCCACGAGCATTCAAATTCCTGTAGATATTCGTCCTCGCCCATCTCGCGCTTGGCAGCCGCAAGCTCGTCGGGCTCGATTACTTCCGTCTCGGACGCCCGATATATTGCCCGGTGCCACTCACCGTCATCGCCGACATCCTCATAAAGACGCCAGAAATGGTTTCTTCCCTTCGGCGTCCCGATGAATATCGCCCAGCCCTTACGATCAACCAAACTCGGCCGGATGATCTCCGACCACACACGGGGCGACATATCGGCATATTCGTCCAAAATCACCCCGTCCAGGAAAATCCCCCTCAACGCATCGGGATCATCCCCCGCACCCGCCAGCCGGATACGGCTGCCGTTAATCAAATCAACCCTGAGTTCCGACTGATTGATCTTGGTGCCCGGCAAGTCCTTGGCGTAATAACACAAATAATCCCACGCCACTTGCTTGGCCTGACGATAATACGGCGCAAGATACATGAACCTGCCGTCACGGCGCTCGGTCTTCAACTCCAGCGCCTTGGCCAGCAACTCCGTTACCGCATAAACACTCTTCCCCCACCGCCGGTGGCTCACACAAATCTTGAACCGCCTGTCATTCCGGTGCAGATCAAGCTGCTGGGGCCGTGGCGTATAGGGAATCTGTATCTCCATCAGTCCCCCTTACCACTCTCCGTTGGAGTAATATCAATCATCTTCGCCTCTTCCTTGGGAGGCTCCAGCGCAAACGTCACCGTAATACTCTCCGGCAATCCCTCATGCACCGTCTTGGTCGTATCTTGCCAACCAGCCCGTGCCTTCAACCAAAATATACTTGCGATGGTGTCCTTGCCGCCGCTGGCCCTGCCATAGAGGCTCTTCGCCACACTCATATTAGCCCTGGCCGCACCCGTATCTAGCTCACGGCGGTAGAACTTCCGCAGCGTCTTGGGCGCTATATCCAACAAGGCGCAGATAGAGTTCTGATCCAAGCCCATGCCAACCGCAGCCATCACCGTCTTGCGGGTTACCTCCGATGGCTTGTGATACGGGCGAGGCGCACCGCGAGGCTTTTTTACAATTTCCCCCAAATCAGGGAGACCATCAGTAAACGGCTCATCCATAAGTAAAACTTAATAGCCCAAGCATCATAAAGCTGTCTAGGGGCAATCAGATGGAATGAGGTGAGGAGGGGGTGGTTGTGTGTGGGTGTAATAGGCCTGTAAACGTCAACGACACCGACCCCCGGCGTCGAGTCCGCTCGGCGAAGCCGAGCCGGAAACTGCCGTCGGGGCCCCATACCGAGCCGAGCCGGCCGGCGCCGCGCTACGCGCCCGGTCCGCGCCCGGTCCTGGTCCTGGGCCGGCCTAGGCTAGGCTAGGCCCTCACGCCGCGCCGTCGTCGTCGGCATCCTGGCCCTTCCGAGCAGCCAGAAGACGGTCTAGCGTAAGGGCAGTTATAAGATGGGCCGGCCTATGCCTGAACTACAGTGAAATTCACATTGTGGCCGCAGAACGAGATTTGGCCCGGCTCACCTGTGAAACCCACAAACGCGGAATAATGCACCGAGGTGAAATCCTCGGACCACCCTTCTCTGTTGCAGTGTGCCACGAGGCCGGACCGGCCGTAGTCGCGCCGCGCCATGCGACCCGCGAAAATAACGGCAGCGTCGTCGATATCGTCAACGTCCTCCCGGTTGTGGCGGATGTTTTGAAAATGCTCGCATATGTACGTCATATCTATAGCCTCTCTGTGATTAGCCTCAATAACCACACCCTAGCCCACGTCAGCACATAACACAAGCATCCAGGAGCTTTTGATGCCCCCGTGGATGGACGGGGGTTT